GCGATAAAGTAAATATTATCACGCCATTAGTGGAAGCAACGTACGATGACGAGGGTAACGAGTTAACGGCTGAGATACCAGCAGTAACTGAAACTGAACAAGTGCCAGATTATCAAGGTATTGACCAAAGTAAAATAGTGCCTTTACTTACATCTGCATTGCAAGACGCGATTGCTAAGATTGAAGCACTAGAAACACGCCTTGAAGCGCTAGAAAGTTAATATCATGGAAAACCCAGCAAACGTAGATGTTAAGACATTATTAACTTTTTGTGCATTATTAGTTACTTTTGTTGGAGGTGTTATTGCTAGAGATAGACAAGTATCGGCTAAAATAAGCAATGACAATTCTAAAACGCATAGTCGTATAGATGATTTAAAAGATGACATGAATGAAAACTTTGCTAGGAAAGATGATGTACGTGAATCGGTTAAAAGAGTTGAGCGCAGCATTGAGAGTTTGGGTGTTGAAATGCGTCAAAACCATAAAGACCTCACTGCACTTATTATTAAGAATGAAAACTAAACATTACATAAAGGTCGACTGGGATGGTGATAGATGGCCTAACTTTAGTGCCAAAGAGCTATCATGCAGGCACTGCGGTCAATACTATCATGACCCAGAGTTTTTAGATAAGCTGCAATGGGTACGTACAAAGATAGAAAAGCCGTTGCATATTAATTCTGCACACAGATGCTTTAGGCATAACCTAGCTGTAGGCGGTGTGCCAATGAGCCAGCATAGAAAACTTGCTGTAGATATATCCCTGCGTAATCACAACAAAGAAGAATTAAATTTTATGTGTAAGTCTGCTGGCTTTACAGGCTTTGGTTATTACCAGACGTTTTTACACATAGATACAGGCCGCCGCCGACATTGGTTTGGTGGTGACAAGTCATTGGAGTTTTGGTCAGATGATTGATATTTTATCCCCTATCCTATCAACAGGCGTTGGTATCTTTGGCGCATTCTTGCAGCGTAAACATGAGCGCAATATGTTTAAACATCAAACAGAGCGTATGCGTGTGGAGTTTGAGCAAGAGTTAGCATTGACTGAAATGTCAATGAAAGCAAAACGTGAAGAAACTGAGCAAGAGATTGCACTAACAGAAATTGCTGGCAATATATCTGCGTTTACCAACTCTCAAGACGCTGAAAACAATCTGAGCAAAATTAGGTGGGGTAAGTCAATGTTAGGTGACATTGCAAACTTTATGCGATCAATAACGCGCCCCGGAATAACTTGGTATCTAGTTTTAATGACAAGCATACGCACAAGTGAATACTACGCTATCACAGATAAACTAACGCAAGACGTGACCAACTTGAATGACCAAGTAGCATTAATAGGCACAGCGTTTGACCAGATGCTAGCAAATCCGTTTGACTTGGCATTAGTCAACATGACAGCAATGGTAGTTGGTTGGTGGTTTGGTAGCCGTGGGCAAAATACTAGCTATGAAGATGAGCATTACAAAAGAACTGCGTAATGAAAACACACACCAGTATTGAACGCGCCAGAAAAATAGCAGAAGTTTGGCCTAACAGCACATCACTTGCTGATGCTATGCGTAAAGCTGGTATCAGCACAAACACAGAACGTGCGATGCGACAACATAAAAGCAACACACAAAGTATTCTTGGTATAAAGCTTGAGCCACATAATCCTAAATATAAAACAAATGACGTAGAGTGTCCGAGCAACTTAGATATAAAAGCTGCAAAGAAGTATAAGTCATTTTTAATAACATCTGCAACAAATAACAGCACATTAAACCAAAAGTTTTTTGATACGCTAGAGTTGTTTAGCAAACATCACAAAAGTCAGTTGTTAATCATTCCCCTCAAATACAGACATAACACACTGATAGCTAAAAAAGACTATCAATGGCCTGTCGCTATACACAACTATGCATTGCTTGATGACCTAATATTAAGCAAGTCATTCATGGTGTCTGGATTGCGCCTGACAGCTACTGCTATGGATCCGCTCTCAGGTATGCAAGCACATAGCGGCCAGAGGTCTGTTGTTTATGGCGCTACATCACTGCACTTGCGGTTAGCAGCAACACCGGGTGATGAACTACCCAAGATGCTACAAACTACAGGTAGCTGTACCAGTAAAACGTACACCAGAACAAAAGCTGGTGGTAAGGCTAAATTTAATCATGTATTTGCGGCAACATACGTCAAGCTTGTTGGAGATAAGTTTTATCACACGCAGATAATCTGGGATGGTAAAGGTTTTTACTTTTTAGATCAGTATTGGACACCAGATGGACTGCAACCCGGTGAAAATGCAGCGGCCATCGTTAGAGGTGATGACCACGCGGCCATGTATGACAGAGTTATATTAAAAGCTAGAGCTAGTTTGTGCGATAGGCTTAAACCAGATATACACGTATTTCATGACGTATTTGATGGCGTATCTATATCTCACCATCACAAGCTACTTGATAAGATAAAAGTCTTTAATATGCGCATGAATAGTTTGGCGTGGGAGTTAAAGCATACTGCGGCACATATAGTCCAGACAGGCGGTAAAGAGAATTGGATAGTAGATAGTAATCACGACAGGCATATTGAGCGTTACTTAAATGAAGGCAGACACCTCAAAGAACCACACAATGCGGCGATAGGTTCAGAGTTACTTGCTGAGATAGCTTACAAAAATAAATCAGCATTAGAATGTGCCTTTCAAAAATACATACCAGGATGTTACAAGTTTATAAATGCAAACAAACGTGCGAACATAAAAGGAATAGACGTATCACAACATGGCGATAGAGGTGCTAATGGCTCAAGAGGCAGTATTAAAGGCTTTGCCAATGCTATGTATAAAACTGTTATAGGTCATAGTCATTCGCCTGGTATTAGTGGCGGTGCATGGCAAACAGGTGTATCTACCTTAAAGCAACCTTACAAGGTCGGTCTATCGACATGGGCCTGTGCTGATGTAATTATTAATGCCAACGGCAAGCGTTCAATGTATTTTTATATAAATGGCAAAAGCCTAGCTGACGTTATTTGATTTTATTTACACCGGGTTTGCCGTCATGATATCTGTGCAGCATATCAAGCATTTGATTATGTATATTTCTAATCTGCAATGACTTAGCCCATAAATCTCTAAAATTACCTTCTGGATAATCAACGCCATTGTGTTTAGAGTTTACATATTCTGGCTCATCAAAAAACAATGTGTGTTGCCTCCATTGTTCATGCAAAAGCACTACCTCTCTAAATAATCGCCAGTATTTGTCGTCAAAATCTTCTTTATATTCAGGCATTATGTATCAAGCCTAGTTATAGCCTCATACCTGTCGTCAACAACAGAGTCGTTTAACATAGCATCTCGTAATATAATAAGGCCAGCAATCGCTTTTGTTATATGTGATAAGCCCGAATCCGGGTCATGATCCTCACCACCATAAAATGCCATTAGATGTCTTAGTGCTGCACTGTAATAATCGCTATAATGCAATTTTTCCCATCTCCAATTATAAGTACCATATTTGTCAGCACCTTCGGTCATGGCATCTGCAACCTCATTGAGCACCTGGACAGGCATATGATGATACTGCCTTTTCTGTAATCCTGCTTCTCTCTTTTTATTTTTCAAGGTCTCTTACTCCTATACCAAACCTTACAGCAAAAGCTTCTATAAGAGCCTGTAGCTCATTGTGTTCGTCTTTAGTCATGCTCCTAGTAGACATACCAACAGGTATCTGCTCGCGCCCATGTTCATCTGGCATAAATTTATTGCCGCGTAACATATGGCAAAAGTAATCTTTCCATTCTTCTGGGCTATACTTCTCACCTGACTTTAATCCTGTGTGATAACCTTCAAATTCATTCCATCGCATAGCAACAGATATAGTTGACAGCAACGCCCATAACCTAGAGTTTTGCGGTATGGTTCTAACATTCCTGGTATAACGCACATATGTACCAATAGGTGAAAGGTCGATAAGGCGTTTACACTCCACCTTATCTGCCTCACATTTTATCTGTACTGTATGCTGGCCCATTTAAAATGGTATCTCGTCGTTGAGGTCTACAGGCTTCGTCACAGGAGCATAACCGCCTCTGTCTGCACCAACACCACCAAAACTGCTCTCACGACTATCCAGAAGCGTTATAACGCCCGTAAAGCCCTTTAAAACTATCTCAGTCATAGATTTTTCGTTGCCAGACATATCTTGCCACTTTCTAGTCTGTATTTTACCTTCAACATAAATCTTGCTACCTTTTTTTACATAACGCTCTACAATGCCTATCAAACCTTCTGAGAATACAGCTACTTTATGCCATTCAGTTTTAGATTGCATCTCACCTGTGTTGCGGTCTTTCCATTTGTCAGTCGTTGCTAGGCTAAAGTTTGCTACTTTACTGCCATTAGAAAATGTTTTTATTTCCGGGTCGTTACCAACATTGCCAATTAGTGTTGCTTTGTTAATCATGTTTTTTCCTTTTTTAGTTGATTAAGTTTTTCTACAAGCGCGTTTACTTCTTCGTTTGCGCTTTGTATCTCTGTTAATATTTCTGCTTGCATTTGCTTATCAGCTTCTACTCGGCAAACAGCAAGCTGTAAACCCTCTGGAAACCTTGGATCATACCCGGCAATGTCTACCCACTCTCTACCTGTCACAAGTAACTGATGTTGTAACTGAATCTGATACTCTTTAGCGTGTGCATCCTTTTCCAGGTAGCTTACCATTTTAGCCATGCTTGCAGGGCATTTGATTTCCACTAAACCATCATCACCTACCAAGCCATCTGGACTACAAGTGATGTGATCATGCTCTGGATGTATGACCATACCAACCTCCGTTACGATTACATCTTTCTCAAAGGCATAAAAGTCACGCGCTTCTGGTTCTAGGTCGTTCCCTCTCTGCATCGCAGCATTGCTGTAAGTTTCTTCAATCTCGCCTGTCATGCGCTCTAACGCAAGCTTAACAATCATGTTTTTGCGTGATGTACTATATCCAGATTTTGTCTTAGCTAATATGTCTTTAACGCGAGATGCAGTAAAGTTACCACACCTAGCACTAAACCACTCTGGGCTACCTTGCTGTACGTCTACGATTTTCACGCTTCTGCTTTCTCAACAGCAACTAATGTAGCTTTTTGTTCTGCCCAAGCTTGTCGTAACTTAGTTTTTGCATTGGCAGGTAATTTAGCAGATTTAATTTCCTTAGCAACTGTGGCAAGGGAATCATTATCCATAGATTCTGATATTTTTATAAGCATAGGCTCTAAGTCAACTGACTTAACATCGTCTTGCTGTTTACCTAATGAACTGCCGTTACCATCATCATCTTCTGCTGGCATATTGACCGCCGCCATTAATCCATATCTACGCAAATATGTGATAGAGCTACCAATGTCTTGTGGTGTAAATGATTTAGGCTTTGCCTCGCAGACTGTTTCTAACCATTCTCCGCTAGTGTGTAGCAATCGTGTAGTCATAACGACTGTATTGCTTTCAGTGATACCGCCTTGGCATTGCACCACAGCTATACCATTTTCTAATAGCGGTAACCTAGCAGCATCTACAACACTTGATAGTGTTGCATAGCTAGACCTAAAGTGTGGGTTCTTGCCGTCTTTAGCGGCCCCCTGGATAGAGCCTATAGCTTTCACAAGCGCAGGGGCGATTTTAGTTATTGTTTCTGAAGTTTTCATAATGTTTTCCTTTATTAATATGTATATACTACGGATTTATTTTACGTTGTCAATTTATTTTTTTCTATCCATCTATCATAAATGCTCTTACCCTCCTCTTTTGTTATTTTAGCATTCAAGTATCCTGAGTATAGCTCTTTAGTACCCAGGCAAACAAGAATACTTGCAGCATATGCATAATTATTTTTCTTTTGTTGTGCATCCTTGTAATAGCCTCTGATAGCATTAGCCAAAGTATTAGGATCATGTTCATTACATAGCTTTACAAATCTAGCATACGCTCTTTTCTTACCACCTCGCCTAGATTTAACTAACTTGCTATTAATCTCACTCCAAACCTTTTCAAACAACTCTTTATGTTCACTTGTTTGTTCTACTTGTATGTTAGTATGCATCTCCTGCACTAGGGGGGGTGCATCTCCTGCATGAGGGTCATGCACCTCTTGCATAAGGGGTAGTGCATCTCCTGCATGAGGGTATGAAGCAGTATATTCGTTGCTGTCGTGTCCACCTTTATGATTTTTCTTTTTCGTTATTACAACAAATCCAGCTTTCTCTGCTTTATCTAAATGTGTAAATACACTTCTCAAGCACATACCACTGCTTTGTGCTATTTTCTTTGCACCCGGAAAACATTGTTCATTCTTTGCGTTCATGTAAGTCCGCAGCGTCAGCAACACTAACCTAGTCATTGGCTCTAAATTGCTTTTTGTGATGGCATCTTCCCATCCCCAAATCCCTTTTTTCATTTTCTACCCCTATAGTCTTGGTTTGGATTATCTATAAACATTCTTGATAGCTCACAATATAAATTGACTTCACCTATGTTGCCATGTCTGTTTTTTGTTACGATCATTTCAAGTTTGTTTTGCCCTTGGGTTAACCTTGATGTTATTTCATTATCATCAATGCCACTATTATTTCTGGCTTCACGTTCAGCATAGTAGTAATCTCTATAGATACCTATCACGCAACTTGCATCTTGCTCGATATGTCCAGATTCTCTTAGGTCGCTAAGCTGTGGCCTTTTATCATCTCTCTGCTCCACTGCTCTTGATAATTGGCACAATGCCAGTACAGGTACTTCGTATTGCTTTGCTATGGCAATAAGAGCGTTACTAACTTCAGTAACCTTTTCATAGTTTGATTGCCCGGGCCGCGTTCCAGCAACGTGTCCTATATGGTCAATGATAAGTAGTTTTAGATCACTACCGCTTGCACGTAATGAGCGTATGGCTCTGTTAGTCACAAGCTTGATGTTGTTAAGGTTTAATCCAACACCTTCTTCCCATTCAATAGGTAGTTTAGCAAATGTATCTGCGGCTCTCTTTATCTTATCTCTTGATTTGTTTTCGCGCCAAGCGTGTCGTAGTTGACTATAAATTGGAAAGTTCTGTGGCCCATAGGCACTAGCGCCTATGCTACTGATAATTCTTTCACTTTGGCCGCTGTTAGTCATCTCAAGTGATAAAAAAACTACACCTTTTCTCTGCATAGCTACATTTTTTGCAATATTTAAGGCTACAGCTGACTTACCCATTGATGGCCTTCCTGCCATAACATAAACTCTCCCCGGTACAAATCCACCAAGCATTTGGTCGAGATGAAAGTAGCCAGAGTAACAGCTTGCTTGCTCTTTATCTGCGTTCATGTCTGCTATAAAGGTGTCTGATAACTGTTTTGATGTTTCACTTTTGGTAAGCTGCTTGTTACCATCAAGCATAACGGCATCTATATCAGCAACATAATCTTGCAATACAGTATCTATTGCTTGCTCATTGTCATTCAATTTGTCTTGTAATGATCTTGTAAGATAATCTGCCTCTCTGCGTTTAGCGTAATCTATAACTATCTCGCTATATGACTTAACTACATTTTCGTCACCTGTGAAAAGATGTACGCACATTGACAGGTATTCTGCTAAGTCAACATCAACTTCTAACATTGTCAGTTGGTTTTTTACATATATTGCATCAACGCTGTGTCCAGATGTTAACCTGTCGCTGATGATAATATATATCTTGCTGTTGATTGGGTTATAGAAGTGTTGTTGTGCTAGGCTGTTGCTGACCACGTCGTAGTAGTCGTTATCGCGTAGTAAACCGCCTATAATGGCCTGTTCAGCCTCTGGTGAGTGATAATCTTGCATTTTTAATCCTTTTTGCTTGCATTATGTTATATTGTATTTAATATTATGTAAAGCCATTGGTTTCCCCCAATAGTAATGGCATCTGGGCGGTAGTTTTCTAATCCTTTTCTATCGCCCTATTTTTTTAGTATACCTCCAAGATAGTAATCCCATGCACAGCTTTCATAAGCTTCTTAACAAGCCTATATCGCGCTTGTTTAGCTGTGATAGGTGATTTTACATCCTCAACAATCAATGTGCCTTCTTTATTCTTATATTGGCTGTCAGCAGTATATCTACATATCTTTTGATCATTAACTAATATCTGATATACCGGGTGTATCTCAAGGTCTGTTATCTCACCTTCTTTCAATCTTTGCTTGTTGTGTAAGTATCTGGCGTGTTCACGTTTACTGTCAAATGTGTAGCCATCATCTTTAACTTTGATGGCGTTGTATTTGTTACGTTTATACATCAATCAATTTCCTTAATGTTAGGTTTATAGCTGTCGCCAAATCCACGCGATTGTATTTTTGTACGACCTTGTATTTTTTTCTTAGGTTTCTGACTTTTCTTCGTAGACTTTGTTAAGCTTCTGACTTTTTTGCGGTTAGCAGCATCTCTCCTATCTTTAGCAAGAGCGCAAGGCTTAACACACCAGAGCGCTATATTACCTTCCTCATGTTTGCCGCCAAACGCTCTCTGCATGATGTGCTCAATGCGTATTTTACGTTGTTCAAATTCCAAATCCCTGCCACAACCACAGCCACACTTGCCGCATTGCTCAAGCGCTATCTTAGCATACAAATAATTAGGAATGGTTCTGTATTTTACATAATCTGGATGCTCACTAAACTTCATCTAACAATCTCCTAAGTGCATCTGTTGTTTCTTTATTCACAAGGTTCTGCCAATGATGTTGTGATCTTGTATCTTTTCTGCGCTTTGCCCGGTGCAGCATCATTCTTTTGAAATACGGATGCTCTGTATAGAAAGACTCTACACCATTCTTATTGTATTTTTGTATTTTCATTTTACTCTCCTTTATTTAATCTTGCAGACAAAACTGTCCAAGCTTTAGCTGCTGTTGCAGGAACAACGCCATTCCCGGTCATACGAATGCGGTCTATTCTATCTTTCTTAATATCAGTTGTTCGTGGTGTATTACCCTCCCAATCCCCTGACCAATTATTTTGCCATTTGTTACTATCGCCATCTAAAGCAGTCCAACCCCTCGGCACGCCCATTAGTTTTTCTACCCAATCTGGGTTGAGGTGTTCTTTTGGTTTGTTTGCATTTTTTACTTTAGCGCATAAATATCTCTTTGCATCCATATGTGTATGACTTTTGCTACCAACAGGCCCACAATCTTTATACTCTGAAGCTCTTGGTGTAGGCCAATTAACTTTGACGGCTTTTGCTAATTGCATTTGGTTACACGTATCCATGTTTTTCCAATCAGATGCCATTACTGTCGGCCATGATGAATACTCGCTTTCTTTGGTGGTGTGCGCCAACTTCACTCGCGCTGAATATTCCCCACGTTGTAATAAAACCATCTTCTTCCAAGTCGCTAATGACTGTGGAGAGTCCAAGCGATATGTGTCCTTCGACGTTTTCGAACAGAACTCGATTAGGTCTAATTGCTTCCATGTGCTTTCTAATGTAAGGCCACAGGTGTCGGGGGTCATCTGTTCCTTTCCTTGCCCCTGCCTGTGAAAACGGTTGGCAAGGATATCCTCCAGTGATGATGTCAACTTTGTTTCGAAAGATTTGCGCTGGGAAGGTTTTAAGATTCGTGTAAACAGGTGCGGGAGGAATGAGTCCTCTTTCCATCTTTTGCACCAAGTTTTCAACGGCGAATGCTTCGATCTCCACATAAGCGATTGTTCTATGTTCAAGCCCGGCAAGCTCAAGTCCTCTTTCGATTCCACCATATCCGCTGCAAAAGCTGACGACAGTTGGTAGTTTTTCGGTAGCACCCACATTAAAACTCCCCTCTACAAATCTTGTTAAGTTTATGTAGTTGGTTAGGTGTTAATCTGCCTTTATGTAGCTTAATAATACATGACCACCGAGATTCCGGGATACCAAAGATACGCCACTTTCTGACACTATCTTGTTTTATTTCTGTATTTTCTGAAATAGCTTTTGAGCCACCACAATTTTTTATGATTGATTCTATTGTATGTTTCATTATTTTTCTCCTTTAATATCTATATCATAAGGAAATGTTTTCCTATTTGCAAGGATTAACTTTTTGCTTATAATGAATGTAATAACAAAGGATTGAGAAATGAATTACGTTGGTAAAAATGCCTAAAAGATTTTGGACACAAGATAAGATATTACAAATAATAACATTATGGAAAGATGAAACACTTTCTGTAGATCAGATTGCAGCAGAGCTAGGCACTACTAAATCCTCTGTTGATAAGTTTGCACATCGCAACCGAGATACATTGCCAAAGCGCGGTCATCAAAAAAAACCAAAGCCTGTCAAATTTAAATTAGTACCAAAGGTATCTAATCAATATAAAAAATATACAGATATTAAAATGATACATAAATGCCGTAGACTTTTTGAGGCAGGATATAGCACCCCGGATATTTGTGAGTTGGCTGAAGTAAGTCAATCGACATTTTACAAAATGCGTAAGTATGCACCTAAATATTTTATAAAAGTAAAAACGCCACAGCCAGAAAATATAATACCTGTTAAATTTGCACCTCCCGGAAAAGGTTATTATTTGAAATCTAGTGGGGGTTATTTGCATCTTAGCGGTAAAAGCTTAACATTAAACAGTAAGTATGCTTGGCGCGGTACAGAATATCAATGTAACCTTTTAATGAAAACATCACCATTTAAAAAACTTGTTGCTGTTAGAGAGTATTAATGTGGTATTTATTAAAAGTTAAAACTGGCACAGAATTTAAAATTCATGACCTATTAACTGATAATAATATTGAAGTTTATAGTCCATATGAGAAAAAAGCTGTTAGGCGTAGTAAGCAGCAGAAAAAATCTAGGGTACGAATTAATTATATTTTGCCTGTTTTGCTAGGTTATCTACTTATTAATATAGATGATTTTACAGAAATTTATGATCTAATAAGCAAATATAGAAATATTTATGGTTTGCTTTATGATGGCACGTCACCATATCGACTGCACGATAGTGTGATTGATGAGCTGAAAGAAATATATCCTGTTGGCTATAAAACAGGTAAATTAAAAAATAGTATTGAGCAAATCAAACCGAGATATAAAAAAAATGATGTATTAAAAATTGATAGTGGGCCTTTTTCCGGGTTACAGATATCAGTATTATCAGTGACTGATAGTAATCTAATAGGTAATTTGCAAATATTAGGAGCGGCAAGAGCAGTCACAGTAGCACTAGACGAAATTAGGCTAAATAAATGAAACAATATTATGATTATCTTGATAGGCTCAGTAGATCAGTAAAACTAGAATATGCCAAAAGCCCTGATTACTTATCTGAAAAGTTTAGTTTAAGCCGCAGTGATGCTTATGGCTATTATATTAAATGGTTTAATAGAAGAAAAGCAGGCAAATAAAAAAGCCCCGAAGGGCTTTCTCAGTTAGTTTAATTCTTCTTTTAAAGGTATATAGTCAATTTCATTTTTATGAATATCTATAGTATGATTACAGCCATCAATGCTTTCAAACCTGTTTATTTCAATAGAGGTGTAACCATAATCCTCCATATCCAGTTCAGCGTTATCAGTCCAAAGACACCAAACTTTATCAGCACTTATTTTAGATTTTGCATATTTATTATATTGTTCAGCAATTTTTTCAGCTTGTTTTTGTGTGTAAGTAATAGTCATTTTTTTTAATCCTTTAATGAAAATTTTTATGCATAGTATTATGTTCGTCATAGTCTGATCGCTCTTCGGGAGGCTCATAAAAGCTATTATATAGCTCATAAAACTGGTCTATTGTCGCTATATCAAATAATGCTTCTATAATATCTTGCGCGTCATCATTCAACTCAAGTATATCAATCATAATATCTTTTTTTTCTTCTAATTCAGTCATTTTATTGTCCTTTATTTTCATTAAATTCTGTTTCAATTTCTTCCGCGCAGATTCCACATCTCCACCCTTCAATATCATCACCATAAAATGGATAACGATTGACATACCTGCCTGTTCCATGAGAGCAATTGTTATCACAATCTACGCATATTTCTTTATCAAATATATTATTCATTTTATTATCCTTTTTATTTACTTAATAAAGCCCATGTTGAGCGATAGCAATATTTGTTGTCAAATATATCAGCCATTAACGCATTAGATTTGCGCCAAAGTTGATATAGTATTTCAAATGTTTCAGAATGTTTTTTATGTACTTTAGAAATACCAATACTAAGCATTGCAAGCGTTTCACGCCATATTCTTTGTGTTTCAATATATAATTCAACTCTTGCCATTTGATCGCGTTTAATAGTTAAAACTGTTGCTTCATTTGACATTCCATAAGCCGATAAATCACCGCTAACAGCGAATAGTTTATATGTTTTGCTATGATAAAGCCCACAGTGAGAAAAATTAAATGCGTATTCCATCTCAACTATTGCAGTGTTCAATGTTGTTTTTATTTCTGTATTATTTAACATTTTATAATCCTTTCTTTAAAATGTGTTTTTAATATACATAATAATAATATTAATGCAACAGCAACGTGAATTTAATTCCATATGTGTTGCGTCCCGGGTGAAAATTTTATTGCAAAATGTGCAGTTTTATTGGGTTTTATGCTTGTATTATGTTGTCAATTAGCTATAGTAAGTTATCATTTAAAAAGGATTAGAAAAATGGAAAAACTACTAATAAACGAATTTAAAGAATATACTAAAAAGCATAATTTACCATATATTGACGCATTAGAATTAATAAGCGTTTTAAATAGCCATATTGATTGGTTAGATGATTACATTGTTAAATGGGATAAAACGCACGATTTGGAATTTAATGAAGAACAACTTTTAACACTATTAAAAGAGCATCGAGGGAGATCTTAAAATGCCAAATAAAAAAGGGCTATATGCCAACATTCACGCAAAGCGAAAAAGAATCGCAAAGGGGTCTAATGAGCGAATGAGAAAAGTAGGCAGTAAAGGTGCGCCAACTGCTAAAGCTTTTAAGTCCGCCAGAAAAACCGCTAAAAATAAATAAATATGTTGATAAAAATGGCTATTCTGTTATATTGATAATAGGCAATTAAGCCACACAAAGGATTAGAATTTATGGCATATATTTCACAAGAAAAAAAGAAAGAACTCGCTCCCGCAATCAAGGCAGTTGCTAAGAAGTACGGGCGCAAGGTTTCTGTTGGTATTAGAAACAATATGAAATTAGTTGTAAAAGTAAAAAATGCTGAAGATATCTATAAAAGACTTTACGCAAAAACGATAGAAAACAGCAACGGGGTTTATGTTGACCCTGAGTTATCTGAGTTATCTGAGTTTGGTCATTTGGTCAATGATTATTGGATAGAAGAACGTTACCACAAGAGTGACCACGCATTTTTGAATGAGTTACATACTTCCATGCATAGCAAAGACTTTTACAATAATGACGATGCTATGATAGATTATTTTGATAGAAGCTACTATACAGCAATAGAGTTACACAAATAGAAAGGAAACAATTAAAATAATAATAAACTTATTAGGTCACTTCGGTGGCCTTTTTTTATGCTCAAATAGTATATAGGGGATAAGACTTAGAATAGATAAGGGGCTTTTAATAATGTTTTTTAGATCACAACTGATTTATAAACCTAATAAAACCGCGCTTTCATTCTATTTTAGAGTGGTAAATAGTGGATATCAGGGGCTAAGAAATCAAAAATCCTCTGTAATGCCCCGGGTTGCCCATAAAATTTTACATATGACCAATCATACCAAGGTATATGCAAAACGCTCTCAGCGGCCATCCTGCGAGACTTTTTATATTGGTATTTATGGAACAAAACAGGAACATGGGAAAGCAGCCGAACTGGCATAAAAAAACCCCGCTATAAAGCGAGGCCATAAGATAATAAGTTTTATTATATATTTAAGTTAATACAATGAACCAAAAAGTTGAAACGGCTGTGAATGCGATCATTAATAATAAGTTCAACATATCGATTAAAAACTGTTTTGACTGTAAGTAATCTAACATATTAAGCTGCCCATTTCGCGCCGTTGCCATGTAATACAACAGCTACGGATTTGGCGTTAATACTTGAGCCTTTGCAAAGTTTACAAGTAGCACAAGTAATGGCCTTTTCTTTTAACTTTATATCAGTAGCGGGGCATAGTATTTCATTAGGCTGTAAACTATCATTTTCTTTTATGGTTCTAAAAGTTCTTATGTTAAGCTTCCAAAATTTACGCGCATCTTTTAAAGAGTTAGTACTTGCCATACAATTTGAATAGTCGACGCTTTTTAAATCATGCTGATGCGTGTAACCCGTGTATGATTTGGCCTTACTAATTAATGCCTTGATTATATGATTTGGTACAGCCGCGGGGTCACCATATGCGCCTAATCTTATGGCCTCATTAGCGCCAAGGGAAACCAAGTCATTTACAAGTTTATATTTGTTAGCTTTGTAAGCTTTATAAATTGAATTTGGCCCATGAATTAATGAAACATAACAAACGCGCTCTTTTGCAGTACCTTTGTCACCATTATGAGCGATACCTTTCAATGGGCAATTACCACAAATTGAAACATCTAGTCCCAATCTATTATTCTCAATTGGGCCTTTGCCGTTGTCGTTTATAATATATAGGCTTGCCATCTTGCCAAGCTTTTTGTTCCTCTTGCTAAATGTTAAAGCCGCGATGATTGGTTGGCCGTCAATCTCACTAGGGCCGCGATAAATTAAACATGATTGCTTTGTCATAATCTTAATCCTTTTGTTTATGATGGAATTATTCTACCAGATTAAAAGTAAATATCAAGTTAATTTATACACCCCCTTATATATATTTAAAAATCATTTGACTGTTACAAACGCGCAACAACTTAGACAAAGCAGGAATGTTCACGGTTTGTTCCCGGAGGGTATGTTCACGTTTTGTTCCCGGCGACCCCACCCAACCATCTTATATATATTTATATGTTTAACTTTATATATACATCACCACCTATTTTTATATCCCCATTTTTTTTCTTGA